GATAGTATTGAGGTTCCTTGGTGGAACAAGATAAAAGATGTGAGGTTTTAATGAAAATAACAGAGAAAGACTTAGAAGAATTAACAGATATGCAAAAACTATTTATAAAAATATTATTAGAAATAAAAAGAAAGGATAATAAATGACAGATAAAATGGCAGATATGCCTGATGAATTTTTTGATTGGCTAGACCAATGCCCTGTTCAATGGTACAGAAATAGGGTGGATGAGGGTATAGTAGGCTATACTTTTGTAATACCTGATAGTGAGGATGAGGATGAAGAATAAATATATAGTAAGAGTTAATGTAAGCTATACAAAAAAATATATTGTAGATGCTGAATCAGTCCAAGATGCAGAGGAAAGATATTTACTAGAAGGAGTATCAACTTCATTAATGGAAACAGAAATAGATAGAGAAATAATTAGTGTATTAACAGACAGAGAAGACGCAGAGAAAATATGGGAAGTATAAGTATAATAGTAATTTGTGTTTTAATTTTATTGTTTGTATTCTTTTATGTTCTTATGACTGCAGAGAAAGATGATGATGACGAAGATTCAGGCTCATGGTAATATAGTATATAGGGGTGGGCAGGGAAATTAGATGTTAACATATATAGCAGATTTGTCAAATGGATTATAAACACCAATTAGAAATAGTAAAAGAATTAGATGTTCAAGGTAAACTTAGAACTGATTGTCCCTTTTGTATGAATAGAAAAACATTTGAAGTCACGAATCAAGACGGAGTATTATTGTGGAATTGCTTTCATGCTAGTTGTGATGCGAAGGGAGGTAGTGGCGATAAATATTCAAAAGAAGATATTGAAAGTTTTATATCACAAGAAAAACAATTACATAATCATAAGTTTATTATGCCAAAAACTTTTGTTAACTTTGCAATTCATCCTAAGGCTAGAGCATATGCAAATACATATGGAATAGAAAATACAAATGCTAGGATTATGTATGATGTAGAACAAGAAAGAGTTGTTTTTTTAATAGAAAATAATGGTGAAGTTGTAAGTGCTATAGGAAAAGCATACGGACATTTTCAGCCTAAGTGGTTTAAATACAGTAAATCGGATGTTCCTTTTATCACAGGCAACAACACAGAAATAGCAATCATAGTAGAAGATTGCGTAAGTGCTTGTGTGGCAGAAGTAAAATGTGGATTCACAGGCATAGCGTTAATGGGAACTAGCCTACAAGAAAGTTTTATAGAACACATAACAAATAGTGCTAGTAATGTTGTCATATGCTTAGATAGAGATGCAACGGATAAGTGTTTTAATATTAAAAAAAAGTTAGAATCAAAAGTAAATTGTTTTATATGGATGCTAGATGAAGATTTAAAATACTTTGAAGATTCTAAAATAAAAAAATGGAAAGAAAAAATATGCAAGATGATTTCATAATTATGTGTGCAGTTGGCTTTATAGTCATTGCATTTATAAGTTATATCTTTGTGTTTGGAGGTTTATAAATGGCAACTAGAGGAGGCCGAGTAAGAAAAGATAGTTATCAAGGATTTCATGCTAGAGATTTTGTACAAATCAAAAAGTATGATACAAATGACATGATGTATTTATATGTTCCAAAGTATGTTAGAGAAACTTTAAAAAAAAAGTTAAACAATTTTAAAATAGAAAACTTTGATACATATAATTCAGCAATAGCTATAAAAAGACAACTAGAAAAACGATTCATAGAACTAGAAAGGATAAGAGTAGATGAGTGGTTCAAAAAAAAAGACAGACAATACAAGTAAATTTTATGAAAAGATAGAGGGTGAATATATCCTAGACTTACAGGGGATAGAAACACATTGTAAGGTTAGTTCAGATAGGTATGACGAGATATATAATAGACCTACTATCTCTTATCATTTTACATTTGAAAATAATAAACTAAAAGATTTAGGGGATAATGATAGTCATACATACGAGCCTATGAAAGTTTGCCCTACTAGTGGTGTAAAAATAGTTAACTTTCAAAGACTTCCTGAATATAGATTGCCTATCAGTAAAACAGGATATAAATCTCATTTTTCAGGATTCATAGATATGAAAAGCATACAACATAAAAACACAGACGACATAGTTGTAGAGGTTAGTAAGTGGTTGATGATAGAGGCAGGACACAAAAGAAAAAAATATTTTTGCACGAAAAGATTTGCAGATGTTCCGATTGTCAGTATAATAAAACGAATATGAAATTTGTTTTAATTTTATTGATTCTGATAAGTGGGTGTACAAAAAACTTTAAAACTAATTACCAATCAAATAATGCAATAGTTATTGAGGAGTTAGAGCCAATACAAAAAGAGGATTCTACATCTAAATTAGAAGAGATAAAATTAGAAATGCAAGAAAGGTTAAAAAAAATTAAAAATGAATAGATATTATATACAAAGACTAAGTGCAGAAACTTGTGAAGATGTTTTAAAAAAATACAATCCTAACGAAAAAAAGGATGTTGTAATTGTTAGAATGTATGATGAACCCTTTGATTTAAAAGTAAAAATTAGAGAGGCTATGTCATCAGATGAATTTGAAACATTCAGAAAATTGGTAAATGGTAACGGAGAGTTCAGAGACATTATAGATATTATAATGAAGAAGAAAGAACAAGAAACCCAAGAGACAATTATCAACAAACAAGCAGAAGAAAACAATCAGTAATCTAACATATGTTAGAAATGAGGGAGGCAGTCTTGCCTGAAACGAATGGCAATGTCCGTAAATATCTTTTAAAGTCTTTACTTAAAAAAAAATTTTACGATAAGTTTCAAAAATATAATTTAGGTGATGTGTATAATCACAACATCTACAAGTGCATAGATTCTATTTATAGAAACGATAAAGAATTAGAATCAATATCTACCGAATACTTAGCAGACTTTTATGAGAAACAATACGGCTCTCGTATGGGATTCAATCAGTTAAGTGGTGATAAAAATATTATATTTGGTTTAGATAAAGTAAAAGAACCAAACGAAAAGACAGTGGATTATATTTTAAATCTTACTCACAAACAAAAGAAAGCAGAGGAACTTACAAAAAAAAGTTTTGCCCTGGTCAATAACCCTGATAAATATGACTTTTCTGAGATAAAAAACTTTGTACAAAACATAGGTGGAGTGCAAAAAGAATATGAAAGTAAAATGGATAGGATTAATGCTGACCCTTTACAACTTATAGAAGATGAAGAAAAGTTTGGTAATTTTAAATTTAATATAAAAAGATTACAAGATGCTACACACGGAGTTGGTGGTGGTAATTTTGTAGTTATTTTTGCTAGACCTGAAGCAGGGAAGTCAGCTTTTTGGATTAGTTTAGTTGCTAATAAAAATGGTTTTGCAGAGCAAGGAAAAAAGTGTCATGCTTTTATTAATGAAGAACCTGCAAAGAAAACATATGTAAGATTAATATCTTGTTGGACAGGAATAGTAAGAGATTTAATTAAGGAAAGAATAGAAGAAGTAAGAAGAGAATGGAGTGTGATTAAAGATAATATTTTTGTTTATGATTCTGTAGATGTAAGTATGGATGATTTAAATAATTATTGTGAAGAAAATGAAGTTGATGTAATAATTATTGACCAACTAGATAAGATAAATATTCGTGGAAACTATAACGCACAACATGAAAAGTTAAAAGAGATTTACAAACAAGCAAGAGAGTTAGCTAAAAGAAATAATGTCTTAGTAATCGGAATCAGTCAGGCAAGTGCCGAGGCACATAATCAACAAAGAGTAGATTTTAATTGGTTGGACAATTCTAAAACAGGAAAAGCAGGAGAGGCAGATTTAATTATTGGTATTGGAAAGCCTAGAGATTCTGATAAAGATTATGATAGGTGGCTATACTTATCTAAAAATAAATTAACAGGGGAACACATTGATATTGAGTGTTCACTAAATCATACATTATCGAGGATAGAATGATAACAACACTAGATGTAGAAACTACATATCAAGAAGGCGACCCTAGTCCTTACAATGATAAAAATAAATTAGTATCTGTCGGTATTAATAAAGAATATTATTTTTTTAATCACAAAGATAATCCTAACGGACACGATAACTTTGATAAGATACAAAACATTTTAAATGAATCTACTCTAGTTATTGGACACAATTTAAAGTTTGATTTGAGTTGGATGTATTGGCAAGGTTGGAAATATAATGGCGATATTTATGACACAATGCTTGGCGAATATATAATTAGAAGAGGACAAAAGGTAGATGAACATAATAAATTAATATCTTTATCACTAAAAGAATCTTGTAAAAGAAGAGGCTTAGGAATTAAATCAGATATATTTAAAGCATATACAGATGACGGATTTGGTATTGATGAAATACCTATGGAAAAATTAGAGGAGTATGGTCGAGTAGATGTAGATATAACTTACAAGCTGTACCAATCACAGATACAAGACTATCAAAGACCTCACAATAAAAAATTAATACCTACAAGAAATATGATGAATCAGTTTTTAAGAGTTATTATAGAAATGGAAATGAATGGTAATTGTATTAATGTAGATAATTTATCAGACATAGAAAAAAATTTAACTGAAGAACACTACAAACTTAAAACACAAATATCAAAAACCATTAAAGACATTATGGGTGATACTAAAATAAACATATCTTCAGGCGAAGACTTATCAAAAGTAATTTATTCAAGACAAGTACAGGATAAAGATATTTGGGGTAAACTTTTTAATATTGGTATAGATAAATATTCTGGTAGGGCAAAGAAAAAACCTTACATGACTGACCCACAGTTTAGAGGTATAGTAGAAAAATACACTGACTTAGTTTACAAAACAATAGCTAATGATTGTTCTACATGTAAAGGCGTTGGCTTAGTAAGACATATCAAAATAGACGGAACACCTTACAAGTCTATGAATAAATGTAAAGATTGTAAAGGTGAAGGTAAACTTTATGTTCAAACAGATGCAGTAGCAGGATTTAGATACAAACCATACTCTTATAAAGATACTTGTGACGGAGGATTCAAAACAGATAAGTTTACTTTAGAAAGGATAAGTGTATTTGGTCGTGGCAAAATAAAAGAGTTTGTAGATTCTTTGATGAAATTTAGTGCTAATGAAAAATTATTAAATACTTTTGTTTCTGCATTAAAAGATAATGTAAGACCTAGTGGAATATTACATCCTTCTTTTCATCAGGTTAGAACTGCAACAGGAAGATTATCTAGCTCTGACCCTAACTTTCAAAACCTACCAAGAGACGGAGGGATAAAAAAAGTTATTGTTTCTAGATTCAAAGATGGAAAAATATTTGAAGTAGACTTTGCACAATTAGAATTTAGAACTGCAGTATTTTTAGCACAAGATAAACAAGGCATGGAAGATAT